GAAAACAACAGTAACACCAACAGAAGCAATGGGTAAGATTCTATCGTTCAATAATGGTAGGTTCTTTAGTGTCAGGTTCATTAAGAAAGATGGATCCCTAAGAAAGATGACCTGCAAGAAGGTTGTAAAGAAAGCAATCAACGGTAAGGGTGCAAAGTACAATGCCCTGGAGCGTGGTTATCTTCCTGTGTACGATGTAAGTAAGAAAGAATATCGTACCTTGAACTTCAATACGCTGACTCAGTTCAAACTGAACGGAGTTGACTACAATGTAAACAAAGAATATTCACTACCATTTTAAATAAAACACTATGAACGTATTATCACTATTCGATGGAATGAGCTGCGGTCAAATCGCACTCAACAAACTTGGAATCAAGTATGACAAGTATTTTGCTTGCGAGATTGACAAGTATGCAATGCAGGTAACTCAACATAACTTTCCTGACACCATACAGTTAGGAGATGTTCAGTTCGTTACCAAGGAGACTTTCGGTAATCACAAGATAGACCTGGTAATAGGTGGTAGTCCTTGCCAAGGATTTAGCTTTGCAGGTAAGATGTTGAACTTTGATGATCCACGCAGTAGACTGTTCTTTGAGTATGTCAGACTTGTTAATGAGTTGAAACCCAAGTATTTCCTGCTTGAGAATGTCAAGATGAAACAGGAGTCTAAAGACATCATCACAGAGTATATGGGTGTTGATCCTATTGAGATAAACTCAGCATTGGTATCTGCTCAGACACGTAAGCGTTTGTATTGGACGAATATTCCTAATGTAGGACAACCTGAAGATAAGGGCATTGTGCTGAAGGATATCATTGAGGATGGTATGGCAGGTGAGGCTCCTGTAAAACATACAGATAGAAACCGAAGACATTTAAAAGATGTCAATGATAAATCATTATGTACTTCCGCTACAATGTACAAAGGGGCTGGTAACAACGGAATGACTCTTATACAAGTAGATGACAAGGTTAAACTAAACGAGAATCAACAGAAGAAAATTGAAAAAATCAATAACGTAAATCCCGACAAGGCAAACTGTTTGACAGAGGCAATTGGAAGAGGCGGCAGTAGTTCTGAGTATCTTACAAGCGTGAAGAAAAAGACTGATGCCATTAAGCAAGTAGGAGACAAACTCCGCCACCCAGAGGCAACCAAGAAAGGATATGCTGAAGCAGGTGATGGTGAGGGTCTTGATCTTACATTCCCACAGTCAAAGACACGTAGAGGTAGAGCAATGAAAGATAAGTCCAACTGTCTTACTGCGGCAAGTCACGAGATGGGGGTTGTGGAAGAGGATAAGGAATTACGCCCTGCGACAATTGTAGGTAGAAGACTCAATGAACGTGGTGTAAGAGATGACTACAATAAGGATGTTCCAATTACTCAGTGTCTACAAGTCAAGCATAATTCTGATAAGACAGGAACATTGACAACTGTAGAGAAGGATAATGTACTTAGTGAGAATGAGCCTGGGCGTTACCCTAATGCTTACGAGGATAAGAAACTCGTATGGCGCAAGCTCACACCACTTGAGTGCGAGAGGCTTCAAACCGTTCCTGACCTATACACACTTGTACTTAACGAGAACGGTAAGCAGTTGGTAAGTGATTCTCAGCGTTACAAGATGCTTGGCAACGGTTGGACTGTAGATGTAATTACTCACATAATGAAAAACATGGAACTATGAAAGATAATTTTGATTTTACAACGGCTTACGTTGCTATACCCAAAAAAGAAAGCGATGATTTTGAGTCAATTTTAGATAAGAACGATATATATGATTACGAAGTAACTTTTAGCTCAAGAGAGTTTGGTCCGTTCGGCAGTATAGAGTGTATCGACTACTGCTTCTATTGTATTGAAAATGGAGATGATGTAATGAGTAATAAGGAAATTTCCGATTTCATAAGTGAAAAACCAATGACAGAGGACAATGACGGAAGGACAATGTTCTTTGTTCATGACTATGAAAGAATAGGTGATTCTATCGGAGAGTTTTGGTTGTGTTATCAGCATTCACTTGAAGTTCAAATATCTTGCTAATTAAAATTGGTTTACGCATGAGAGATTTATTTGAACAAATGGACCCTGACAATAAGATTTTTTTATGTATCACATTGTATTTGGTGATATCCTTTTTAATATCATATTTATTGCTATCTATAAAAGGTTTGTTATTCAAATTAGATACATTTATTAAAGCCTGGATTATTAGGAATCTTTATTAATCTATCAACAAAAATGAAGAAATACATAGCATACTACAGGGTATCAACACGCAAGCAGGGTGACTCTGGTCTTGGTCTTGATGCTCAGAAGAGAATGGTTTTTGGTCATGTCAGGAACGATGTCATCCTTGAGGAGTTCACTGAGGTTGAATCTGGTACAAGCAAGGGCAAAAGACCTATACTAAAACAGGCGATACAGAGATGCCAGGATGAGGGTGCTACTCTTGTAATAGCCAAGATAGACCGACTGTCTCGTAACGTACATTTCGTGTCAAGCCTGTATCAGTCAGGTGTTGACTTTGTATGTTGCGATATGCCACACGCTAACAAGTTGACCATACATCTCTTTGCGGCAGTAGCAGAGCATGAGGCTGATATCATATCAGAACGTAACAAGGCGGCTGCTCAGTCCATCAAGAGAATCATTGATCGTGATGGTTACTACATATCCAAAGCTGGTAACAAGATTACCAAGTTAGGTGGGTGTGCAAATCCTAATACCGCTCCTGCCATAAAAGCCATAAAGGAAAAGTCTCGTAACAACAGAAACAAGAATGTTGCAAGACCATTTGCCCAGGAGTTGCGTAGGCAGGGTCTTGGTTACTGTACCATTGCTATGAGACTTAACGAAGCAGGATACAAAACATCAAGAGGAAAGTTCTATTACAAAACAAGTGTACAAAGATTACTTCAAGAAACATGAAACACGAAACAACATGGAAAGACGATATCAAGGATATGATAAAAGGAACAGTAGTTTCAATAATTTACGGATGTTTGCTAGCACTTTTATGAACCCAAGAGTGTGGTATTGGTATTGGAGGAACACATCATTCAGATATGTTGTAATGACACCATACTTTTTATTCGTATTGTTTTTAACATTCTACATCATAAAGAAATGAACAAGGAAAGAAGAGATAGTTTTGAGTTTTGGTTCTACGTATTATACATAGGGCTACAGATTATACCAGCTATTTACTACATATTTATATACTGAAATGAAAAAAGGAAAGGTTAAGGTAATAGTAAGGGTTTCTCAAGAACACCCTGACGCTGAGACATTCAAATGTCTCGGAAACAAAGTGGTACTGAAGGCAGAAAGTTATGACCATGCATTTGAGTTTGCGTTGACAATACTTAACTTGCGAGACTCAAGAAAGTTTGAACACGGAGACCTGATGTTCTACAATAACGGAATACTGATAGAGATAGACAGATGAAGAAGACTCAAAAACTGATAAGTTTCAAGAAAAGACTGTTCAATGAAAAGCTATTGCCAGTGCTTTATAAATTAGATATTCCGTCAAGAGAGAAGACCGAGATAATGAAGACAGCAAGGCTTGTTGCTGAGGAGTATGCTGATGCCTATTATGCTTCAAGTATCGGTGAGTCATACTATGATACTGCTGATGAGCTGTTTGAGAAATATCACGAAAGCATTGAGAATGACATCATTGACATGTGCAAAAAAATGAATGTATCTTCTTTTAACCTTGTAGGATTCACTAGGGGTAACGAGTTAACATCGACAGCGAGGTGTGTCGTATCATACAATCTTACAGAGAAGTATGGTTCAAGCGATAAGATGTTCAACGTGATAGGAAGGGTAATGGGAGGTAGAGACAGGGGTACAATAAGGTCATCAAGAAACAGAGCGTTACAGCTAATGGATGTGAAAGATGACATGTTTATGACAATGTTCCTGAAATTAAATCAATAATTAACAATAACGATATGAACTACAACCAAACAAATAAGATAAGTAGGACAGAAGAACATTTGGAGATAGCCCTTGAGCTGTTAGTTGAACTTCAATTGATAGTAGACGAGAATCATAAAAAGAGGATTGAGGCACTCTTTCAGTCAGTGAAGTATTCTGATTATCTTGACCAAGAACTCCTAAACGAACTATTTCCGAGTGAGTTGGAGGATGGTAGGGTGATGAAAACAAGAGAACAAGCAGAAGCAAGGGCGTTAGAACTCTACCCAATTCATCCAGAGTTTGACGTTGACAGATTGAAGCCACTTAGAGAAGCCTTTTTAGCTGGTGTTGAGTGGGAGAAGGAACGTACGGAATTAACAAACGGGAAAAGCTATGAAAACCTTGATGCCAAAGGTATTGAGCATTCGGAATTACCTTCGGAGAAGCAAGAGGAAGTGAAGCCCCAACCGCAAGAGAAGGTTGATGTTGAGTATGAATTATATCACGGTATCGATACTTCAATTGCTGAAATAAATGCAGTGTCAGGTGACGGTTCATTAGGGTGGAAAGGTCAAGATGACCTTAGAGATATTCGTCTCAAAGTAGACTCACACAATACTATCACGATACATCCTATTAAGGAAATGAAAACAAGAGAACAAGCAGAAGCAAGGGCAAGGGAGTTGTATCCTGACATACACATAGCAACTGTTAATCAGTTACACGAAGTTTCAAGACAAGCCTACCTAAAAGGTTGGGGAGAAGCTCAAGACACTAAACTACGTGAAGCGGCTGAAGAGTGGAACAAATACAAATCTTTCTTACAGGAGAAGTATCCAGTAGAAGAGGGCGAAGAATGGCAGTTTACTTGCGAACATCATCAAAAGATTGATGAGATATTGAACTCGAAAAAGCACTAAACCAAAACAAATAAGATGAAACACTATCAAATAAGACGATGGGATAAGCGCAACACATTACGATTCAAGAAGTACGCATACCCTATGTGGTTTATGATGAACGTAATGACAATAATGTTAATATACACAATGGCTAATATAAATTAAGATGACAGAAAAAGAAGCAGACAAGTTACTATCAGAAGTAGTAAAAGGAATGATTGATTTAGGTATGCACGGACAGGAACATCTTCACGATACTCCACTAAACGTGATATTCTTAGGAGTATCATCAGCTATTATATCGGCAGGTGGATCGAAGTCTGACGATGATATGAAGGATGCCTCAGTAGACCTGTTGGAGGCTCTTGAATCGGTAATCAACTCCTCCAGGCTTATGAAGGAGATTGACATACAGAATCAGATAAACGACCTATTAGAATAATTAGTTATGGGGTGGATTAAAATTGACAGAAACATAACCGAGCATTGGTTGTGGACTGACGAGAAGAAACTGAAGTGGTGGTTGACCATACTTCTTGATGTGAATTACTCGGACAGGAGGATGGCTCTGGGGTATAATACCTATGATATAAAACGTGGTCAATCACCTAACAGCATAAGGACTTGGGCAAGAATTTTTAAGACAGGAACGAAGTCAGTTGTAAGGTTCTTGGATATGCTTGAGAAAGAGGGTTTGATAACGAAGGAAACAATAGGAAATGGGAAACACTCCACGACACTCGTAACTGTCTGTAAATACGATAGTTACGACCACTCAGGAAACACAAATGAAACGCAAGAGACAACAGTAAGTACCACACAAGTGGATACGCAATGGGATACGCAAGGGGGTGACATAAGAAGAAAGGAAGAAAGTAAAGAAGGAAAAAAAGAAAGAAATAACATAAATGCTCCAAGCATAAACGAGGTGATTGAGTATGTTGTAGGATGTGGGTATCCTCAATCCATTGCAGAGAAATTCCACGCCCACTACACTGTAAGAGGATGGGTTGTAAAGGATGGTTCTAAGATTGATAATTGGAAGGCTCTTCTGAATAACACTTGGTTCAAGAATAAGAAGAAGTCAGTTGTCAAAGCCCCACCGTTAGAACCAGGATGGAAGTATGTGGGACTTTCTGAGGCTTATGATATTGTACGTGATCAAAATAATGTAAGTTTGTCCGAGCAAGTGAAGATTGGTGCAGGAGATGATTTCGTAAGGAAGGAGATGAACAGAAACCCATCTTACCAAAATGTAGGTGAAGGATGGAAATACAGAAAGACCACATGAAGAAACTGTTCGATAGAGAGATTAGCATTTACGAGAGCCTGTATGATGTGGATTCAAGCCACGTGATAACTGTAGGTCAGGCTCTTGGTCGTATCAAGAAAGGTAAGAGTAAGGATAAGGTTGAACAGATACGTAGGCTTGGTAGTGGCAAGGAGCGTGATAGTGTTAAGAAGAGCCTACCATCTCCGTTGTTCTCTGGTGTGTTCAAGTCACGTAACGACAATAACATAATCTCATACACGGGACTGATATGTTTGGACTTTGATCACTGCAAGATAGTTGAGAAGATGTCCGAACTGAAGAGGAACAAGTACGTGATCGCCTGTTGGGTTTCTCCGAGTGGAAATGGAGTGAAGGCTTTGGTAGAAGTTTCGCAACCCGAAAGACATCTTCAGCACTTCGATGCTATGCTTGAGGACTTCAAAGACCTTGATCCTACAGGAAGAAATCTTAGTCGTGTATGTTTCGAGTCGTATGATCCAGATATGTACATCGCACGTAAGTGGGAGGTGTATGACAGGATGCTTGAGAAGGTGTATGATGCCGTTCCTGTCAAAGTAACAACCGAGAACAGCATCTACGAGAAACTCAAGAAGTGGATGATAAACAAGGGCGAGGGATTCTTTGAAGGTAACCGTAACAACTTCGTATTCAAGCTTGCTTGCGGATGTCTTAGATTCGGACTTACAAAAGACGAGATAAGAAACCCAATGATAGGCGATTTCTGTGGTGGTTCATTCACCGTAAAGGAATTGGATATAATCATCAACTCTGTCTACAGGAACTATGCATCAGACTTTGGTACTGCTGAGTTCACTGACGATGACAGACTCATACATACAGTAACAAGGGAAAGCATTGAACAGCAACTTGAGTCGTTGGACGGTCCGCTTGAAGATGTGATATACTTGAACGACATCTTTCCTGATATGTTAAAAGACTTCCACTCTGGTAATCAGAAAGGAGAGACAACCCACTTCCCAGGAATTGATGAAAGATTCAGATGGTGTAGGGGTGAGATAACAATTGTTGGAGGAATAGGAAACTTTGGAAAGTCTACGATGATGCTACAGCTAATGCTTATGAAGTCTTTGATGGATGGATACAAGTGGGCAGTATTCTCTCCAGAGCAGTATCCGCCAAAGTTCTTTTACAATCAGTTGATTCATGCTATGGTAGGAAAGTCACCTTACAAGCATCATCACGATCAGATGTCTGAGGATGAGTATAGAAAGGCGGCAGAGAAGCTGAATGATAAGTTCTACTTCATATACCCTGAAAAAGAGATGCCGAGTCAGGAGTACATCAATAGAAAGTTCGTTGAGGCGATGATAAAGCACAACATAGATGGATGTATGATAGATCCGTTCAATGCGATATACCGAGATAGACGGAATAATCTACGTGATGATCAGTTCTTAGAAGACTTCTTCCGAGTGCAGAAGAAGTTCGCAT